ATCATGAGGTTCTTGTGCATTGGGGGCTTGAGGAAATGCAAGTTTTAAAAAACCTCAAAGTTCGTAATGTGCCATCACCAATCGAAAGACATTATGTTTGGCCTGGGCAGTTCAAACCATTTGAACATCAAAAAACTACTTCAGCATTTCTAACGCTTCATCGTAGGGCGTTTGTATTTAACGAGCAAGGCACAGGTAAGACTGCTTCAGCTATATGGGCGGCTGACTACCTAATGAACCTAGGGTACATTAAACGAGCGCTAATTGTTTGCCCATTGTCTATTATGGATGCTGCATGGCGTGCTGATTTGTTTACATTTGCTATACACCGCAGAGTTGATATAGCGTATGGAGCAAGAGAAAAGCGTAAGAAGATTATTGAAGGCGATGCCGAGTTTGTCATTATTAACTTTGATGGGATTGAGATTGTTCAAGACACCATTGATGCGGCTAACTTTGACCTAATCATTGTCGATGAAGCCAACGCCTATAAGAACCCAACTACAAACCGCTGGAAAGTTTTTAACTCGTTAATCAAACCACATACTTGGCTATGGATGATGACTGGTACGCCAGCAGCTCAGTCCCCAGTAGATGCTTATGGCATCGCTAAACTGGTTAACCCATCAGGAGTACCTAAGTTTTATTCTCACTTCCGAGACCAAGTAATGCAGAAGATAACCATGTTTAAGTGGATACCAAAACTTAACTCCGAAGATATAGTTCACAAGGTATTACAACCCGCAATACGGTTCACCAAGGAAGAATGCCTTGACTTGCCTGAGATTACATACCAAACACGAGAAGTCCCGTTAACCTCACAGCAACAGAAGTATTACGATATGCTCCGCAAACAGATGCTAGTTCATGCGGCTGGAGAAGAGATTACTACCATCAATGCGGCGGCAAACTTGAACAAATTACTCCAGCTTTCTTCAGGGGCAGTCTATTCAGATACGGGCGAGATTGTAGAGTTTGACGCTTCTAACCGCTTGAAAGTATTGAAAGAAGTTATTGACGAGTCTAGCCATAAGGTACTGGTGTTTGCTCCGTTTCGCCATGCTATTGAGGTTATCAGGGAAAGCCTAGAAAAAGACGGCTACACAGTAGAGCTAATCCATGGAGGTGTACCTGTAAACAAACGTACAGAAATTTTCAAGAAATTTCAAGAAACCCCACACCCTAAGGTGTTGATTATTCAGCCGCAAGCTGCTAGCCATGGGGTAACCCTACATGCGGCAAACACAATCGTATGGTGGGGTCCTATAACGTCTTACGAGACCTATGCACAGGCTAATGCTCGGGTGCATCGCAGTGGGCAAAAGAACCCATGTACTGTAATTAAGTTACGGGGGTCAAGTGTAGAGAAGAAACTATATGAAGCACTACAAAACAAGCAAGATATTCAGGGAAGCATAATGGCACTATACAGCGACTTACTTAGTTGACATTGTTAAGAGTTGGTATATAATTAAAGAAAAAACAGGAGAAAGAATGACAGCAATGCGTAACCCCGATGCGAAGCATATTGACTTTGCTGAACTCGTTGGGGTGATACCGAGCAATCCAAGATTCTTACCATCTAATTTAGATATGGTACTAGAGCGTAAGGGCTCGTTCCTAGTGGGTGAGTGGAAACGACCTAACGAAAGTATTAGCAAAGGTCAAGAAATTCTTTTAGAAAATTTAGCTAAAAAACCAAAGTTTCTTGTAGTGTTAATTGAAGGTAATACCGATACAGGTATGGAAGTAAGTAAGGTGCAGTTGTTCAATCCACATAAGGGTTGGATAGAATGGGGGGATAACAAAGAGAGTCTAAAAGACCTAATAACACAGTGGTACGCAAGAGCAGAGAGGAATGCAAAATGAGTGAGCAAGCGCAGTTACAGGCAGATAAACTAGCCAGTGTATATATAAAAATGCGTGATAAACGTAGTGAACTACAAAAAGAATTTGACGAGCAAGATAAAAAAATTGAGGCACAAATGCTTCTTGTAGAAGAAGAACTATTAAAGCTATGTAAAAGTATTGGTGCTGATAGCATTAGAACTTCAGCGGGTATTGTATTTAGGTCAGTTAGAACTACGTATGAAACAACCGATTGGGAAAATATGTACACTTTTATTAAAGAACATGATATTCCACAAGTATTACACCGTCGTATCAGTACAACAAACATGAAACAATTCTTAGATGAAAACCCAACACTAATGCCAGTTGGCATGAATGTGAATAACCGCTATACAGTTACAGTAAGGAGAAAATAAAAATGGAGAACTTGCCATTGACAGTCGATGAAGTAGCGAAGATACTACGTGTCTCTCGTCAAACGATTTATGTTTTATGTAGGGAAGGGAAGTTACCTCACTTTAAAGTAGGGACAAAACTGCGATTTAAAAAAGCAGATATTGATGTAATAACTAACACAGCAAAAACGGAGGAAGTATGAGCGAAGCTCAAATAGCAACACCTGAACAGGAAGCACAAGCCCAGCAGTTTATTGAACAAGCTAAACAACAAGCTATGCAAGAAATCCAACAAAACATGCAGATTGAAATTCAGATGCGTGGGAACTCTTTGAATTTAGCCGTACAAGCTAACGAACCTGGAACTGACCCAGCAACAATCGCTAAGACAGCGTCAGTATTTTTAGAATTTTTGAAAAAAGGAACAGCATAATGGCTAACGAATTGAGCATGTTAAAAGGAAACCTACCAGCCCATTTACGTGGTGGTGTAGACGAAACAACTAAAGCCTTGATGGGCGGTGCAGCATCGAGTGGTCCAAGTATTAAACGTATCTCTATCAAAGGTTCTGTATTCCGTATGATGGTCGAAGGCAAAGAAGTTGCTAAGAATGAAGACCGTTCTATGAATATCATTATTGTCGGTGCGGCACAGTACAACTCACGCAGTTTCTATGAGGCTACATTTGCTGAAGGTCAGACTGTTAAGATGCCTGACTGCTTCTCTGACAATGGTATCAACCCAAGCACCAAGAGCACATCACCACAGGCATCCGCTTGTAAAGATTGCCCACAGAACGTAGATGGTTCAGCGCCTAGCGGTAAAGGTCGTGCATGTCGATTTAGCCGTCGTTTAGCAGTGGTACTGGAGAATGACCAGCAAGGTGATGTATTTCAAATTACTCTGCCAGCACAGTCTATCTTTGGTAAGGGCGTAGATGGTAAGTTACCTCTTGAAGCCTATGTCCGCCTTTTAGGTACAAACAATGTTTCAGTAACTTCAGTAGTTACAGAGATGCGTTTTGACACAAGTAGCGCTACACCAAAACTTACTTTCAAAGCAGTACGTTATTTGGAAGAAGATGAGTTTGCTAATGCCTTAGCTAAGGGTAAGACTGCTGAAGCTAAAGCGGCTATTGGTCAGACCCCTGCAGCTATTGATGGCGCTCCTCAAATTGCAGTAGCTAAACCTGTTGCCGAAAAAGCACCTGTAGTTGCCGAAGAAGCAACACCCGAACCAGTAAAGCGTGTTAAGAAGACTGAAGCTGAAACGCCTAAAGATATTAACGCTGTCCTAGACGACTGGGCATAATAGTAACGGGGGAAAGTGTAAAGAAACAAGTACCCCACCTAATAAGAATAATATGACTGGATACTCTCTAAAATTTGCTAAGGCTGTTGCCAAAGCTGACCAAAACCTAGTAGGCGTAATGCTAGGTAGGTTATGTATTGATAAAGATATTTCCGTAATAGAGATTGCAAAACACTTTGGCGTATCTCGCACTGCTATATACGCTTGGTTTATGGGAAAAAGTACCCCCAATAAAACCCACGAAGTAAAGATTTATAAGTATTTAAAAAAGAAGGCGTAAGCCAACTGGAAGGGTGGTGCCACCACTCTGACAGGATTATTGTCGGCGCAATTTGAGGATGTAGATGCCTACGTGGAATAATTTTCTCTCTACGATACTACCTGAGGAAGGTTTAGGGTGGTATTGCATAGGGAGTTATAAGAAAAAGACGCCACCGATTACGCACTTTGTACAGACGGTTGCAGAAGCTGAAGTTTTAATTCAAGAACTGCTCGATAAAAAGAAAGATGTGTATTTCGGATGCTCGAAATTTATTACAAATGAAAATAGGAAAGCAATTAACGCAGGATGGCAGAAGTCTTTTTGGCTTGATTTAGATTGTGGCGAAAGCTATGCAGATGAAAAGAAAGGCTACCGTACACAAGCGGAAGCCCTAACAGACGTTAAGCGCCTATGCGCAGAGCTACACCTACCTAAGCCAAACGTAATTAACTCAGGTAATGGGTTGCATATTCATTGGGTTATGGATCATGCCCTTGAAAAAGACGAGTGGTCTAAGACTTGCGAGTATTGGAAGCGCCAGCTTAAGCGTTTAAATATCATTGCAGACCCGTCTAAGATTACGGATACAGCGGCGGTATTGCGGATACCTAGTACGTTAAACTTTAAATCTGACCCACCCCTAGATGTTAAATGGGTAGTGCAAAGCCCAGCCATGGACTACGAGGATTTCCGTGCAAAAGTAATGCAGGGGATTGAGATTGAGCTAGACTTAACCAAAGCCCCTCGCCGCCCAATGGATGAGACTACTCGCAAACTACTGGGTAATAAAGTCACTACGTTTGCTGACATAATGAAAAACGGCGGGCAGTGTGCCCAGCTTAATTATGCTTATAGAAACCAAGGCACTATTGACTACAACCAATGGAGAGGTGCGCTATCTATTGCGCAGTTTTGTGAAGACAGAGACGAGGCTATTCATAGACTATCGGACAAGCATCCTGAGTATTCTTATCAAGACACAATTAACAAAGCTAACGATATAGGTGGTCCTTACCATTGCACTACACTAGAAAACAACAATCCCGGACACTGTGATGGATGCCAGCATAAGGGTAAGATTACGAGTCCTATCTCCATCAACTCTAAGATTGCTAAGGCTACTGAGCAAGATAACTTAGTTACATTAGTTAGTGCAGAAATTGATATTAAAGTTACCTATAAGATTCCCGAACTTCCATACCCATATTTCCGTGGTAAAAACGGTGGTATTTATAGGCAAGGATTTAGTAATGAAGACGGGGAAGAAGTAGAGAAAGATAAACTAATTTTTAAACATGACTTCTATATTGTTAAACGTATGGAAGACCCTGAGCTTGGGGA